AACACAGGTAACGTGGTTTTAGATGTGATATTCTGTGAAACAATAGTAGTTCCTATTATACTAACAGGCGACCAATTTTATGAGCCAGTTCGTAAAAAGAAATAATTGCTAACGCTTAGTGTAAGAGGCGTTTTAATGCCTTTTACACCTTGTTAGGCACTTTTAATTTATATGATATGAAGATAACAAACGAAGATAATATGGAACTAATGGCAAGGTATGAGGATAATTACTTTGACCTTGCGATAGTTGACCCACCTTATGGAATTAGCGTAAATATGAATGCAGGCAGAAGGAAAGGTGAGAAAAAAAGATATACAGAAAAAAATTGGGATGATTCAATACCAAAACCAGAATATTTCAAAGAATTACAGAGAGTAAGTAAAAACCAAATTGTATGGGGTTGTAATTACTTTGATGGCTTGCTATGGTCTCACGGTAGAATATCTTGGTTCAAAAATGTAGGTTCTGAAAATGATTACTCTGATTGTGAGCTTGCAATGAGTTCTTTTGACAATAAAGTAACCTATGTAAAAGTAGACTGGAGTGGCTTTATAATGCCAGCTTCCGAAAGAGGCACTAAACGAATACATCCAACTCAAAAACCGATACAGCTTTATGAGTGGTTACTTCAGAAATACGCAAAAGAGGGCGATAAAATACTTGACACACACTTAGGAAGCGGAAGTATAGCAATAGCTTGTCATAATATGAAATACGATTTAACGGCTTGTGAGCTTGACAAAGAGTATTACGACAAAGCAATGAAAAGACTAAAAGAACATACGGCACAGCAACGGTTGTTTTAATTGTGCCTAACGCTACGGGGCTATGAATAGTAAAACCCTTTTTTGTGCGGAGGGATTAAACGCACAAGACTTAAATACTTAGAATAATGAGTGATTTTAAAACAAGGCTTGAAGCCGAACGAGTGGAATTGCAAGAGAAATTGCAAAAGTTGAATGAGTTTTTAGGAACTGAAAAATGCGAGGGGATTGACCCTGACCAAAAGACGTTGCTAATTATACAAAGCAAAGCAATGGACACTTACCTACAATGCTTAGAAGCAAGGTTAGTGAGGTTGTAGAATGCGTGCGGTGGCAAGGGTTTATTATTTATAGCCCTTGTTACCTTTTCGTTATTTTTCTTAATGAAAGGTAATGGTTTGTATATGGTTAGAAGCCATTGCAGACACTTTAAAATTTAGTATAAACTTTGGTGGCTTTTAACTATATACTTTGTTACCCACCGTAATTTTAAGATGATGAAAAAATACGAAGCAGTGCAATTAATGCGAGAGGGCAAAAAGATAACACATAGACACTTTAGCCCCGAAGAATGGATGACAATTAAAGATGGTAAAATCCTATTAGAAGATGGTGTGAAATGCAGCCAAGCTGAGTTTTGGAGGTGGAGAACAAATGAAAGCTGGAATGATGGTTATTCGCTTTATGGTGGGTAACGGTGGTAATATGTTATCGGTTTTGTTTTTCACAAAACTGGAATATATTACGTGTTACCTGCTTTGTTTTATTTTTTAGGGAGGCATTTTTTTAATTTAATAATAGAAATATGAAAAACAATATAATAAGTGAATGGCTTGATAAACATCCAAACAAAGAAATGGATGAGCAAGTAAAAAGAGAATTAGAAGCGATGTTTACCGGTAAGGTATTTAATGAAGATTGTTTAATTACAATGAATAATATGCCTGATAACTTTATTGATTTAACTGTTACTTCTCCTCCTTATGACAATTTAAGAAATTACAAAGGATATTCTTTTGATTTTGAAAGTATAGCAAAAGAATTGTATAGGGTAACAAAACAAGGAGGGGTTATTGTTTGGGTTGTTAAAGATGCGACTATAAAAGGGAATAAAACATTAACTTCTTTTAAACAATGTTTATACTTTCAGAAAATTGGATTTAATGTTTATGATACTATGATTTATTCAAAAACAAGCGGAAGTTTGCCACATAAAGGAAGATATAGAGATGCTGTTGAGTTTATGTTTGTATTAAGCAAAGGAAAGCCGAAAACAATTAACCTTATAAAAGACAGAAAAAACAAATACGGAGGCACTTACACTTTTGGCAATGCAACAGTAAGAGAAAAAGATGGAACACTTGGAGATAGAAAAAAACAATTTGTTTCAGAATATGGGAATAGATATAATATTTGGGAATATGCAACAGGTAAAGGTAACACAACAAGCGATAAGATAGCATTTGAACATCCTGCAATATTTCCAGAAAAATTAGCGTATGACCACATAATAAGTTGGAGTAACGAAAATGATTTGATTTATGACCCTTTTATGGGAAGCGGAACTACTGCAAAAATGGCTATATTAAATAATAGAAGATTTATAGGTAGTGAAATGAGTAGTGAATATTGTGATATTATAAAACAAAGGCTGAAAGAAACGATAAGCCAACCCAAATTAAATTTGTAAAATTTAAAAGTGCGGTGGCAAAAATAAAATATTGCAGGTAACGAAAATAATATGGCAAGTAAGCCATACGAGAATTTAATAATTTAGTACAAACTTTGAAGGCTTATTTGCTATATTTAGTGTTAGGCTTTCGTTAATTTAATTTTATAATGGCACAAGAAATATTAGATAGTATTCAGACAAAACACTTACAGGAACAAATATCATCTATTCAGAAAATGAAAGAAAAAATTTGTGGTGAAGAAATAAAAGTTTGGCAGTATGATGTAATGAAATTATCCGCTAAATTAGGAGAAGCAAGGCAATTAATGGAGATAATGCTTGAACGTGGTATTTCTTCTAATGAAGCCTAACGGTTAGTATATGATTTCGGTGGCGATTGAATGCAGAACTTTTCGCATACCGACAAACTTTAAATACTGCACAGTGGTTTAAAATGACACTATAACGCCACTGAATTATATACATTGTTATAGTGCGTTTTTATTATGGTTGAATTTAATGGACAAAACACAAAAGACAATGCAGTAAAATTACAAGTTAAAACTGCAACAATATTTATTTGGAAAGAGAGTAATTTGACTTCATTAATTTCTGTTAGAAATAAAGATGGTAAAGCATTATGGCAAAAAGCAAATTGCACAGCAAACGATTTATCATTTGCAATAGAAATTGCTAACAGAAATATTGAAACTGGTGTATTTGAAACAGATTAAATGCACTATAACGGTGAGTATAAGATGTCGGTTTTTATTTTTCTTAAAAACTGCATTTTATACAATGTTACCCTTTGTTATTAACTAATATATAAAATATGATAGGAAAAATTGGAGATACAATAGAATGGGATTTTAAAGATGATAAATTTAACGACTACCCTAAATTTCTAAAAGACAATAAATTCTCGGCTGAAATAGCAATGATTAATTTAGAAGAAAAACATTATGGTGTATATGCCGAATATGGACAAGATTTAATACCTTTTGATAAATGTAAATTATACCCTATTAATAAAGGGTAACTATTGTGTAAAGTATATATTATCTTTATATTCTTATATCATCGACTCTTTCTATCCTTTGTCATTACTAATTTTTTAATCAAATATTGTATCAAATGGACTCCTTATTTTTGCAAGAGAACCATGATTTTAAATTTTATAATTAGCTACAAAATCATTCTAGAGCGAACTTATAGTTTCAACATTCTTTTATGAATTAATTTTAAATAAGTAAACATTAATTCCTTACAAACTACTCTGTTTTTGATAAGCTCAAATATAACATGCTAATTATAAAGTTTATATGATTAATATCACCATAAAAAGAAAAGATTACTATGTACTCACAATGATATTAACTTCTCATTCAATCTCTTCATCTAACACTTACTTTTTTTAATACAACTTTACCATAAAATATCAAGTTCAAGTCACTATTAATTACTTATAAATATATTTAGTACTTTTGTAAGTACAATTTTCTATATGGGTTAATATAATAGTCTAATATCTCTGTATTTACATTTTAAGAGTTCTGTGTGAACTTTTATTGATTTTATAGTGTATGTGTCCATATTTAACTTAAATCTCTTATATCGTCTTATTTTAAGTATTTCTATTTATTACCACAATATTGAACAATATAAAAACAGGCACGGGTAATACCAATTCTACATTTTTTAGAGGTTTATAGTATGATTACCTTGCTCTTTCATTTTTTTTGGATAATAAAATTTTATATCCCTTTGTTTATAACAGCTACAGAGATTTCTCCTACCATAATATAAGGAAAGGTTAATTTATAATGGCGCAAAGCGAGCATAAATATTTAAGTAAAAATGAATAATTTCTTCTGTTAGTTACTGCATTACAAAGGTTTAAATATGCTTTTTAAGTAATTCATTTCAGTAACATATATGATAGATAGAAGATAATAGAATAATAGAAATAAATAATAATAGAAATTATTTCCATTCTTTTAATTCCTGATATTGTTCTAACGATTTATTCTCATATTTAATAATAACATCATAACTAGAACTTTTATTCATTATATAAATGAAGTAATTCTTGTTATCAATGATATTTAATAGCTTACATTTCTCAAATAACATAGCTGATGCCTTCTCTCCATCAATACCTTTTACTTTATCTAAGGAGTATGAATTAATTAATTTTCTATTACTATCTTTTATTTCCAGTTCTCCAGTAAAATCATCATTAATAAGAATATTTATAATTTTAATTTCATTATTGCTATAATTATTTGTGTTATCAATTAGATCAATGTATTTATAATTATTGCTTGAAAATTCTTGATTCATTAATTGACCATAATGGAATAGAGGTAATAATAGAAAAATATATAATGTTTTAATCATTAGAAGTTTAATTTTTTAGCAATTTTATTTGTAACTATCCTGTTCATCATTTATCTATCGAGAGAATAGTTTATATTTTTCAACAAACTCCTCTACTTCATTTTTTTACAACACAACCTATATTCTATTCGATTGAACCAAAGGAATCTGCTAAATATTTTCCGTATTATTAAGTCATAATTCCTGTTTTTATCCATCTTTTCACCAAGATGCATGAAAAACAATGAATACATTCTTATCATCCTTCTCAGCTTGTTTACAGACTCTCTCTAAAATACTGGATTTCCATCCTTAATAATAGCCATGTTTATTGTTGGCTAATCTAAAAGCCAATTTTATTTCTTTAAAACATTGTTATAGATATATATTCCAACAGCAATAATAAAAAAAATAAACGATATTCTTAAAGTTAAAATATTTGTTCCTTCAAGATTCTCATCTAGAAAAGAACTAAGAAAAGACTTCCCTCCAACAATAAAGCCATAAATGGTACTTAATACCATAATCCCAAAAATAAACCCTCCAATCAATAAACACCCTTTACTTTGTTCTTCATTGTATTTCATATTTAAGCTATTTATTCATTAATTTAAAAAAGAAATTAGTCTTGTAAAGAAAATTTTTAAAATTAACATCCATATGCCAAGAGCACAGGGAGTTCTGGATATCATTAAACCTATGAAAAAATTCTAACCTCTTTTTTTGACACATACTTAATATTCATAAAATTCAGTATCATACTCTCCATTTCCACAATTTCTATGATATGATGATTTAGGATACCCTTCATTGTCATAAGTGTACATTGCAGTAAAACAACCCAGTTTATTCTTATCATCATAAAATTTGATTAGATTATTAGGTGTTAGAAACAAATTATTCGACTCTAAAGATGAACAACTTTGAATGTAATATAATCCGAATTTTTCAAACAAAATATACATTGGATTTGGGTTGCTATCATATTCATAACTATTCCCTTCGAAATCTAGAATTACATTTCCTTTATTATCAAATTTATCAACCCCTACTGTAAAACTATAACCCTTATTTCCCAAATACAGCACTCTATAGATTCTACCTTGTGAATCATACTCAAATTGATAAGAATTTTGTGATTCATAAGTATCATTAGTAAACTGACTTTTTGAAAATTCTTCAGTTTTTATTAATTTATTTTGAGAATTATAAGTATGAGTTATTTTTTTAATTGAGGTGTTTTTTAAAATAGAAATATCAGTTTCTAAATCATAGCTAATAGAACTGCCATTAACTATAAAATGAGTAACTATTTTTCCATTAGTTCCGTATTCAAACTGATGTATCATTCCTGAACAACCATAAAACAAGGCTTTAGTTAATCGTTTATTATTATAAATAAGAGTATCTGAATCATATCCATATTTTTGATGAAAGCCAACGGATGTAATTCTTGAAACATATTTGATAGTATTTGGTGAATCAGGAATTATATCACTTCTATTGTTATTTTCAGAACTACAACTCAAAATAAGTAGAAAAATAATAAATCTAATTGACGGATAGAGTTGTTTTATTTTCATAATTCTTTATTAATATATGTTTTATTTTGTTTCCCTTTCCTTATCTATTAAGATTTTTAAATGTAAATGAATATATAAATCTATTTCCATCAAATTCTTGAATTTCTTGATTAAGAATAATTAATGTCCCTTGATCTTCCAATTGATCAACCAAATAAAAAAAACTATTTTCAGATCCGATTCTATTCCTGTAAATTTTGTAACCTTCATTATCTGTGAATGAATATCTTAAATCAAAAGTCATAATACCGTCTAATGTGGTTACACTAACAAAATAAGAATTATAAAAATTATCAAATTTTATTGAAACTTTTTTACCAGCTGGAATATCTTTAACTAATTCCATATCTTCATTAAAAATACTTGAATAGGCAACACCTTCCTTATAGTAAGCAATATCATTTTGGGCAAAAATTATAGAGGAGAAACTAACAATTACAAATAAAATAGTTATTTTACTCATACATAAATATTTTAAATTACAATCAAAGATACAACACAGTTGTGATATATCATAACCAACTGAAAGACTTTAATTTTGATCTTGTCATGAGTTATGACAGTATCAGAGAAAAAATATCTTTATGCCATTGGAAGGAATATTGCCCGATTAAGAAGAGCAAAAGATCTTAGTCAACTTGATGTCTGTGCTGAAATAAAAATGGAAAAATCTAATTTGTCCAGTATAGAAAACGGTCGTCAAAATGCAACTACTTTAACTTTAAAAAAAATAGCAGAGGCAATTGGGGTTGAAGTGAAAGAATTCTTTGAAATTTAATTCGAACCTTACATTTGGTTACATCCTTTTTTTTAATCCTGAGAAATTTCTATCATCTCTTTCAATAAATCTTCCTGTTTAAGATCTTTTGTTAGTCCATGTAGAGTTTTTTCATATTTAAAAATATCTGAATCATATTTATAGTACTCAGAAGTCTCTTTTAACTTTTCTTTTATAATTTGTAAACCATGTATAGCGCCTTCCAATGAAACAATATTCATCATTCTTTGGAATTGAACGGTACTTAGCTGAGGTTGCCCATTATCACGGGTTATATAACCAAAATATTTACTGTATTTCATTCAACAATGATCTTGGTATTGCTGAATATTATAGCATTTAGTGTTAAATTTTAATTTAATAAAAAGGGAGCTAATAATTAACTCCCTAATTTCTTATTCAACCTCATCATTTCTTCACTCACCTTCTTTTGAACGATCTTTCCATAATATTCCTGTGTAATACTCATATTGGAATGTCCTAGCAATTCACTTACTATCTCCATAGGTACGTTATTATATAGCAATACAGTAGATGCAAAGGTCTTTCTGGCCGTATGATGTGTTAACCTCTTTTCTATTCCAATTATTGAAGCTATTTCCTTAAGATAGGAATTGAATCTTTGGTTAGATATTACAGGTAATAATGAATTGTCATTTTCATAAAGCTTTAATATCTCTAATGCTCTTGGCAGCAATGGTATATTAATAATTCTACCTGTCTTTTTTCTCTCCATTCTAATCCATCTAAGTCCATCATATCCAATAGTAATAAGCTTATCTTCTAATGCCGCCATTTCAGCATAAGCCAATCCAGAATAGCAACAGAAGATAAACATATTCTTTACAGCTTCTAATCTCATCTGAGAAAATTGATATTCTTCTAATTTTTTCAATTCATCCACAGACAAAAACACAACTTCCTTCTTTACAGACTTTGTTTTATACAACATAAAAGGATCTCTATCTAAATATCCTTCAGCCAAAGCAACCTTAACAGGTTTTCTAAACCTTTGAATGGATTTATTAATCGTAATCTGAGCTTGCCTTTTCTCCACTTTTAAGTAATATTCAAAATCATACAAGAACTGTAATTTCAGATCCGCTAAAGGATAATCAGTTCGCTTATACTTCCATTTTATAAAAGCCTTCACATGTTGTTTTACATAGAAGAATTTATTCCAAGTTGCTTGCTTAATATCAATCCCTACAAGCCTTTTAATCTCCTCTAAGAACACTTCATAGTACTCAACTGTATTGTGTTCTTTCTTGAGTTTTTCACCCTTAAACAAAGTGTAAATATCTTCAACTATAAAGTTCTTTTTCTGAATTTGGAGCAATAAAAAAGCCTGATTCATTTTATTAATGATCAGGCTTAATTGGATGTTGATATAATCTGAATTTTCAGTATCATCTAAAACTTTCTGCTTTTTTCTATTCCAATATTTTGGGTTGATAAATAGACCTGTAGAGAATTCTTTTCTTTGTTTGCTATAGGTTATTCTGCATCTGATAACACATTTGCCTATTTTATTCAACCTACTTGATGCAGATATCATAGTTATATATATTTTATTTTTCATTTTCATATGATTTTGTTAGTTATTTAAAGATGCACACCTCGAATATTTATATGCACACCTAAGTAGCACCTCGAAACAACCAAAAAAGCTGTCAAAGTTATTAGAAGAGTGTATAAGTAGATTCTGGAATTAAATGATTCTTTGTGTGTAAAATATTTGAATGCTAAAAAAGCACGCTATGCAGAATAAAAAAAGCACCTACTTTCGTAAGTGCTTTTTGCTCCTCCTCAAAGACTCGAACTTTGGACCCTCTGATTAACAGTCAGATGCTCTAACCAACTGAGCTAAGGAGGAATTTTATTTCCTTTTTCGGTGTGCAAATATAATTGTTTTTACTGTTTTTACAAACGAATCTTTAAAAAAAATGAAATTATTTTTACTTTTATTATATCCTGAACCAGCAATATTGAACTAAGTCCAAAATTAATTTATACCACATTGGTTTTGTGATAATTACCCCTGTTTTGGATAAAAAAATCTAGGACTAAAAATAAACTTAAAGCAAATAAACTCAAAGTAAAAATTGGTGATAACAAGCCTTCAGGTAACTGGAATGAAAAAATATGATCAAACTTTAATAAATACTTATCTAAGTAATTAAATTGTGTTTGCTTGTAGTCTAGATCTGACAAACCATAGATCAGCATCAAACTAAGAACAAAACCAATAGAAAACCATACTTTTTTACCAATAACAGGTTTATATACAAAAACAGATGAATTCTCTTTTAATATTTGATTCATCACTTTTTTGGTAAAATCTTTGGAAGGTATTTCAAGAACATATTTTTGTACTAGCGTACCAAGTGCCTTTTCCTTTTTCACTTCTGCTGAAATTATTTGTTGCATGATCTTATCCGAAAAATCTAAGGAAGGTCTTTCGGTTTCAATATTTTCCCTGATAAGCTTATCTAATTTTCTATTATCATCTTCCATCATACAATCATATTTAATTCATCCTTTAAAAGTAAAGATAATTCATTAAACAATTTCTTTCTAGCTCTAAAGAGTTTTACTTTAACATTCGTTTTGGTCAAACCTGTAATTTGTTCAATTTCTTCAACAGAATTTTCATTTAAATAAAACAAAGTAATCAATAAAGCATCCATTTCTTTTAAATTATTAATTGCTTTGGCAACATACTTTTTTTGTTCTCCATTTTTAATTGCTTCTATTTGTGGAAATTCAAGATCTGTTGTATGATTGTCTAAAACAAATGCATCAATATCTGTAGTTACAATATTCTTTTTACGAATTTTCGATATGGAATTTCTATAAACAATAGTATACAACCATGTTGAAAATTTAGACTTACCTTTAAAGGTATCCAGTTTTTGATAAGCCTTTAAAAAACTATCTTGAGCAATTTCCTCTGCATCTTCATGATCTTTAACAATTTTAATAGAAATTGTATACACCATATTCTTATACTTATCAATTAAATAAGCAAAAGCATTAGTATCCCCTTGTAAAACTTTATCAATATAGATTTGATCTGTAAATGCACCCATTATTGATATCAGACGTTTATTGTTATATACTGGTTACAATTTACAGCAATATTTTTTATTATTCAACCATTTTAAAAAAAGTGTAACCTCTAATGAAATTGTAACGTCATAAATACTAAACAAATTAAATAACTTAAATTTTAAATTATGGCAGAAGCAATTTTAATACCACTAATAGTATTTTCATCAATTTTTGGAATCTTTTTTGTGTGGATAAGCACAAGAAACAAACACTTTTTGCAACCAAAAAGAAAAACTTTACTAACATTACCTTAAAAATTGGAATGCTGGCAGTTGGTATCGGTACAGGGATCCTAATTGGTTCATTATTATCAAAATATACAGCTTTAGATGAAGAAGTAGCTTTTCCTTCTATGATCTTTTTATTCGGAGGCTTATTTTTGGTTGGAAATGCTTTTCTTGAGAAGAATAACAAAACTGAAGAAAAATAGTTATAAACTATTTTTTCACCCCAAAAGGCTGTTTAAAAATTTCTTTAAACAGCCTTTTTTTCAATTATCCATCCTTAAAATAAGTGATTCTAGAGGTTCTAGTTTAACATCCATACTGGCTAGATTATTAACAATTTTCAAAACAGTTGCTACCTTACCATGCAATTGATCTTTCAGCTGATAATCACCATCGTTTAATCCCCAATCAGAAATTAAACCTTCAGGAATTTTCAATTCAAATGCATATTCATTATCCTCATCAAAATTAGAAATGAT